GTTGAAGATGGTGAAATACATCGAAAGAGTGCTACACGATTCTTAACTGAGGGCTGTTCAATTGAGATTTATGGTCCCACCTCTGGTAGAGCTACTCCTGTTTCGTCAGTAGTACCAACAATCATATCTGATCTTGTTGCGGAGGTTATTGGAGTACCACAAAAGTGGGGACCCCCCAAATTGAAAGGTGAAGGTGTCTACCCTTATCAGGTGGCATTGGAACAATTGTCTCATCCGTCTCTATCACTAGGAAGTATTGTAGTGAAAGCTGTTCGTTGTTATCGAATGCAATTTCTGAAGATTCGTGAGAAGTTGCCTGAATTATTTAAAGAGTGTAAACCTTTAACACAAGTTCAGACAGTTTCTGGAATTATTGGAAAGCGCTTTATAGATCCAATGAATTTTAATACTTCGCCTGGATGGCCGTTGTCTGGAAAGAAGACCAAACTTCTGATTGATCTTGATCCAGATGAATATCCAGATAGTGGTAGACCACGAACATTTGTTCCTGAAATTTGGGAAGAAGTTGAACGTATTAAGAAGATTTTGTTAGCTGGTGAACGTGCTTATTGTGTATGGAAAGCGTGTTTAAAGGATGAAGCTACAAAATTGATTAAAGATAAGGTGCGTGTATTTCAAAGTGCACCTATTGCGTTACAACTTATTATTCGCATGTACTTCTTGCCTATTGTTCGAGTCATCCAACTAAATCCGCTATTGTGTGAGTGTATGGTTGGAGCAAATGCTGAAGGCCCTGAGTGGGACCAGCTAAATGACTTTATGACTTCGAAAGGTGAAAATGTTTTAGCCGGTGATTATAGTAAATATGATCAGAGGATGCCTGCACAACTTGTGACTGCAGCTTTTTCAATTTTAATATGGGTCGGAGAACATTTGTGCGAATATCCGGAGGAGGATGTCCAGTTGATGAAGGCACTAGTCGCTGAAATTGTGTATCCCTTGATGGCTTACAATGGTGATATGATAATGTTGTTTGGATCGAACCCTTCCGGGCAAAATCTAACAGTTATTATCAATTCCATCGTTAATAGTTTGTTATTGAGGAGTTGTTATTATACACAATATTCAGATGAACCTATTGGTTCCTTCACTGACTATTGTGCGTTTGGTACATATGGTGACGACGTGAAGGGAACTGTCTCTGTGGAGAGACCCCTTTTCAACCATATTTCATTTGCTCAATTCTTAGCTATTTTTGATATGAAATTTACAATGCCAGATAAAGAGTCTGTCGCAACCGAGTATATGGATGCTGATTCAGCAGATTTTCTTAAGCGTAGTAATTTCTATCATCCTGATTTGAAAGCATATGTTGGTGTGTTAGCTGAGGATTCTATCTTTAAGCGATTACATGCCCATTTACTTTCGAAGGAATTGACTTTGGAACAACAAGCGGCGCAAAATATTGACACATCTCTCCATGATTGGTTTTATTATGGAAGAGAAGTATTCGAGCGAAGACTTTCAGAAATGAAAGAAATCGCATCCCAAGCTGGAATAACCCATTTGTGTCATGGGTTTGACAGGAGTTATGATGACCGGACTCAGGATTGGTTTCGTAAGTACCGACCTGAAGACGCTGACCCTGTCGATGAAGCTAGGATTACCTTACGTGAGAATTAATGGTTAAATTCTCCGCCCCGAAGTCCATCGGGGTTCCTGTGTATAGTTAAAACGGACTATGTATATATGGTTTACCAATTGTGTTTATGTTTTGTGTTGTGTACATTTATGGAATTAGGCTTTGTACATATTGGTATGGTGCTCGGCCATACCCCTATTTAGGGGAGTAGTTAGCCACTACAAAATCATTGCAC